GGAACACCTCATTATTATGCCCCTGCTGAATAAGTATTATTTCCGCATTATCGCCTAGCTGATCTAGGTATATTTCATTATCAGCCGCTACTTTGTTTGATACTAATAACAACAGACTGACCATCGCCGATTGCAATAAGATTTTTCTTACCATTATTTTCACTTTCTATCCTCGCATTTGAATCAACTGACAAACGTATTGATATGATACCATCTACAAATCGATAGAACCATATAGTGTCATTTTCTACTATAGTACTATATTGTGTTTCTGAATTGTATCCTAACGTTGTACCTACTATATTTAGACCATCGGTTTTTTCCGCCAGATAATCTAATTGTGTTATATCTAATAGTAGATCCTGTAAGAAATCGCCAGCAAGATAGTCAATATCCAATTCATTATATTCCAGATCATCTTCGTTTTCACCCCAATCTTCTTCAAGGTAATCCGTATCCAATTCATTATAGTCGAGTAAACCCGTTGATGCATTAATGCTCGTATCTTCTTCTTCAAGAGCCTTTTCTATTTCTTTTGGAGGTGATACTATAAACATATTATTAATCATGTTCATATTCATATCTTGTAGTACGACCGGACGTGTTGGCATAGTATCTCGACTGGATACTGTTGTTGCTTGGTATGCTTCTGTCAGAGAAACCGTACCTGCGTTGGTACGAACCGTAATAGATCCGCTTGGAACACATAACGAATCCAGATCGCATTCTGCATCTGGTAAAAGTATAACTAGGGATCTACCTATTTCATCAACGGTTGTCGTGAAATCTGTTCCTCTTACGCCGATAGTAGCAGTAGGAGTTTTTATAACAATATTTTCTTTTGGCACCAATCCCAATCTGCCTGTAGCAAACCTAGCAGTACCTTGAACAAAGCTTATAGTCATTTTAGACTTAGAAGGGTCAGGATCAAAGTAATACTCGTCAATGATAACTTCGCTATGCTCTGTGAGAGATAGCTTAGTGTCGTCACTAAACTTTACCTTCATTCTACCCTTTGCTGTTTCAAGAGCGTCCATGAAGTTTACGTCTGATCCTAACTTTGTTGGTATACTAAGTCCTTCCCTTGTTACTGCGGCGTTACCGTTGTATTCTGTTATGTTACCAACGGTAGCACCATGCGCTAAGGAAGCAGACAGTAATAATTCAATCGTTAGTATCACCTTGGAAAATTGTAATCGTCGCATTGTCACCTACCATCGTTGCATCAATGATTGAGTAGCATGAACCAGCTATGCCACATGAACCGCTTGATTGAGTAATATCAATAACGCCACTAGAACCTGTATAGTCTAGGTTAGTTGTGTGATATGCTCCATCAGATACTGTCTGAGTAACCGAGTTGCTATCTCCATCCATGTAAACGTTCCATACAATATCGTCTGACTCGAAATCAAGTTCAAAGGTATTGTATGAACCTATCATGGTCCAATCTAAATCAAGTCTTTCTGCTGTTGCTACTTCACCCTGGCGGTACCCGATAACGTTTGAATCGCCCGTAATGTCTACGTAAATATTCGTAGCATCTGCTGATCCAATTGTTCCGATGTCCCAAGTATATTGGTTATCATCGCCAGTGAATGTGAGGTCAATAGTTGAGTTATCCAATGCAATAGATCCTACCAACCAGTTATTATTACCGATTTGATCTATGTTCATTGTAAGAGAAGTACCAATTAGATATGAATCTGCAGAGGCTATACCGCCTGCTAATTCGCCAACCAGTTTATTACCATAACCTATCTGATCGATAGTTAATGCTAATGTATCACCGGTTTGATCTATGAATATCTCGTTGTCTGTAACTGTTTGACCGTAGGATAAGCTACTACAAACGCATAATATAGTAAGTAATTTCTTATTCATGTTTATGTGTTCCTGTTGTTAAATGTTTTTCGTTAGTCCCATTTTCTTGATGAGGATGTCTATGCCCCGGGTTTAAAGTCCAGTAAGATCTATCGTGACCTTGATAGATTAACTCGTATACAGCGGCTTCTATACTGGACCTGACGCTTCGAGTTACACTTTCATTTTCAGTGATACCATCCTCTATTTCTATAAGTTTCGTATCCATGTCAATGAACTTAAACACGTCATAACCACTAGCAACTGATAATATGGTCTTAGACGTTTGCACATTTAGTAGTACCTCTCCGGTTAATGTGCTAACCGCTCTTAAGGATACAGTAACAATATCCCTTCTATAAGCCGTCGATCCACCAATACCTAGGTATCTAGCTCCACGGCCTCCAGTCTTTATATTAGAATCATAACCGATAATGCCACCTTCAAGTATAATACCTGCAAAGAGTAGCGGCTGTATATCAGCAGCATCTTGGTTGAAATCCTTACGCGTGGATCTAATGATCTGGCGTTCTCTTGTTAAGTGGTCAACCCCAACACGCTCTACTACACGAAACCATTTGCCATTCGCGGCAGTTTTTAATGCATCGATTAGCATGGTATGAGAGCCTTGTGTTACCGCGGTAGAGAACATTGCAGTATTATCTTTCTGCTTACGCTGTCCTGTTAAATCACCAAACTTATATACAGCAACAACAGGCATAACATCTGCAGGCGGTATTTTTAATAGCTGTTCATAAGTCGGCAGCTGTATTATAGTAGGAGGTTCAATACACTCTGCAAAGGTCTTCATAAAACCTGTTGTACAACTATCTTGCATTGTCGGTATATTAGAGCATCCGTTAATGAATACGGTAAATAATACTAGGTACCAATTCATGGTCCAATAGTACCTGTTCCGACCGGAATGGTTATAATAGTAACCGATCCATCTTCAGCAAGTATTGTCATAGTAATAATATCTTCACCAAGCGTACATGATGCTGCATCTATACAAATACTTTTCTCATAGGTAACTGTATTACCTTCAAGAACAAATGATCCATAGTCAGATCCTTCGCCTTCGAATAACTGATCAACCAATTGTCTGCTTAGGTTACTATAGATTCTACTCTCAAGATTACGTATGAACTTAGCAAGTGTTGTGTTGTCTTCTTCTCTAGCTGCGGAGAGTATTGCGGCATCCAGCTTATCTTGCAAAGCATCCTTCCGACTCTTTTCTTGGTTCTCGATTGTGAGATAGTGCGATGATGTATTCACACCTGAAAAACTAGGGGACTTAAAACGATGTGTTAACTCATCACCATATACAGATCCAGGCGTTGCCATACACAGAACTAAGAATAAACCTGTTCTGAAATTATTTGTCGTTGTCATACTTTTGCCTCTCTCTATACTCTAGGACTACTTTAACTTTTTCCTGTAGTCGTATCATATCTTGATCTAGCATCCTTACCTGATCTATTAATCGGATTAAACCGATATGCATTTCCTCTATCTTTGGTTCTAACTCGGTGGAAACAAATTTCCATATAAAATACACAAAATAACCTAAGCCTACAATAGCTACAGTATTAAATCCATATTCATTAATGATCTGTGCTATGTCCATAGTACCTAATCTCGTCTAATGTCTATCTTACCGTCTTCCACGAAGTTTTCCGATCGAGCTACTCTATCGATCGGAGGGGTTAATTCAAGAGCCGAAGATACAAGAAGATCTATTTTAATGATCTCGTTGTTCATTGTTCTAGCTCGGTTTTCTAGTGACTTCGTAAAGATAGTCAGTGTAGTAATCTGATCAAGGACTCCGCCTAAGATCTGTTTGATTACTATAAAAATAAAGAAGCCGCCTGCACATCCACCAGCAATGGGTAGACCAACTTCAGATATTAGTTTAAATATATCCACGTTAGAGCTCGTCGAGTCTAACCATTAACCGTTCTGCTCTATTGCCAACTTGCTTATGCCATCTGGAATCCCTGCCTTCTATTCCTGCTTTCGCCCAGTTACCTTCATCTAAGGCTTTGCGGAAATTCTTGAATCCGCCAAGTCTTCCACGTCCCATATTAAACATCATGTTAACCAAGACTTCCTGCACTGTACCTGGGTAGTTATTAAAATCCCCTTCCCCGAATAAAGCGAAACACTCTGAGATTGAGGTATCGAGGTCTGATTCAAAACATGATCTGACTCTTTCTTCTGTAACAGCTTCACCGATCGGGGAACCAAATTCTGCGTCGGTTGCTTTAACGAGATGGCCGACACCAAAGGTCTTATAGCCGAGATGATCATTGTATACTTCATATACTACGCCTTCGTCAATTTTTAGTTGTTCAAATACTGTATCTCTATTCATTATTTTGTCTTCCTGATTCTCATTAAAAAATATATTATAAACTGCATTTATTATATCGATAAATTTCTTCTTACTTATTATGTACCACCACACCTTCTACGATGTAGGTATCATTACCGGTTACATCGAAGTTGTATAGTGATACCGTTCTAATCTCATCCGTTATCTCTTCTACGAGCTCGGTGTATCTACGTCCGTCATTAGTATACTTAGTTAGGTATTGACCTATTTGTATTTGCTCAATCTCCATTTCCGGATGAATTCGAAGTGCGGATTCTGGATCAAAAGCTTTCCAACCATCTTCAGTTAATATAGGATGTCCTTCGGTGGTTGTTATCTTACCATTGATAGTAAACAAAAATCTAT